CCCTGCGCTAAGGGCGGCTACCTGATCATCACGGACACCTTCAGCAGTAGATCCAAGGGGTATTTCATTACCGCTCACAACATCAAGTTCACTATCTTCAACTAACCCCATTTCCTCCATTTGACCACCAGTATCATCATAAAATTCTTCTTTTGCCATGCTATCTCCACCTTTTTGAAATACAGCGCCTACCTGAGAACCGGGGCGCCAACGGGGCGATTTTGGGGGCGGAATTGGTGCGGCTCTAACAGGAGAGGTGTCCGCAGTAGTTACCGGCAGCTCGGGTATTTCCCTTTCCACTAAAGCCCTAACGGGGGCTTCTTCGGCTGCGGCTGGACGAGGCCGGGCGGGGACGAGGGGGTCGTCACCAAGCGAATACCCAAGATTTTCTTCCTCTAAGCTTCTAGCATACCTTGTGAAAGCATTTGAAATTGCCTCCATTCGTTTTTTAATATGAGGGGAAGTTTCTTCAGCTAGATATTCTTTGTGGACTAAAAATTCCTTTGCCGCGCCATGCCAGAAGTCTTTATTAATAAGCTTTAATGTATCTTTGGAGGCAGATAAATCTCCCCTGTAAAACCCGCTCACAATTTCCTGCTGTACGTACTCAGGAAGAGTATCGTAATTACCAATTGCCTTCCTAGCTTTTTCCTCCTTCACCCCAAACGATCTTATGAAAGATGCACCAAAACCCTCGCCCTCCCTTGGGAAAAAAGCACCGGTTTGGCCCACCCCAGTAGTTGGAATATCTTTGGAATCCAGATAGACATCAGGACTGTACCCTTCCAAAAATACAATACGTTTTTGAGCGGCGGTTAAAGGATCAAGCTCTTCGACCGCAAGCAGCTTGTTTACCTCCGCTACAGCATCATCTTTATAAAAAATACGCGGATTTTCCGCTATAACTATACCCTCAGCCATTCTTATTTGTTTCATCCCTTAGTTTTTGTAGTTTACGAAGCGTAAAAAGCGCTCCTTGTGTTCTGTGTATTACATCTATAGATTGACTTTGTTCTAAAGTAGCTTGCTGTTGTACAATCAAACTATCCAGATATTCTGTAAATGCATTCCAATTTTTTGTATTGTTAACAAAACCCTTAAGTTTGCTTAACATATAATATCCTATGCTTGTTGAATATTAGGGGGACGCGGAGGAGCCGCTGGTACAGGTTGGGGTGGAGCAGGAGGCTGTGCCCCTTGCGGTGGAGGCGGTTGTCCCCCAACTTCAGGTCGCGGAGCAGTTCCAATCCCTATGGTACCCCCGCCGCCCCCTTGTTGGTCAGCGGGACTTAAACCGGGAGCAGCTTCAGGCGGAGGTTGCGGCATATTGGCCTGCTGTTGCTGCAAAATCTTAGCCATACGCGCCGCTTCTTCTGGAGTATTTGCAACTTTATCAGGATCAAGCCCTATAGAATCCGCTATTTCTCTAATAATTGTTGGGAACTTGGCAAACGGAGCTAGGGTCGGATTAGCCACAACTTGCAAGAACTGAAGCAGACGTTGGCTCTTCACTTCGTTTGCCATTAAACTTTCAACACCGCGCGCTCGAATTTCTAGATCGCCCTGTATTTCAGGATCAAAATCAAACTGCATATTAAAATTAAAAAGCGCATCCCCTAAAGGCTTCAACAGGTAATCATCAAAATTCTTAATAACCGTTTTAATACTGCCCGCTGCTGCGGTCATTAGCATAGACATGCCAGCCGCGGTTCGTCCTGTTCCAGTTACCCCTGTTTGTCCATGGGCAAAACTGGGGAAACCCGTGGCATCATCAGCAAGCTGCCTAGCTTTATCAAAGAGCTGCATATTTTCATTACTAACATTTGGAAATTTAGTACCAAAAATTGCTTGACCGGGCGCACCGCCCTGCCGTCTAAAAACTTTACCCGGATAGACCTGTAAATCTTGTCCGGGTACTAGGTTGGTTTCATCAATTTCAATTAAAAGATTGCCGCTCAGAACAGCATTATCTACTGCCATACGCATAAACCCATTCATCAAAGTCTGGGTATCGTCCATATTTTCTGCCATACCAATACCAAAGAAGCTATATGGATTTAGTTCATATGGAACAGCGTAATAAGGAATTCGCGTGGGCTTGAAAGGATTAACAACAAGTCTGAGAACACGACCATTACAGATCCAACAATTAACCTGTACTTGATCTAGGTTTGCATATCCATCTGGCAAATCAACGCCAAACTCTTCAACCATCTCTGTGTCCATGACGCCCCAATACTCAAGAGCAAAGTATCTTTCAGGACCATCATTTATATAATAATCTCTTAAATCATTTTCCCAATATTCCGCAACATAATTAGATCCCATGTCAAGACAAGCATCAATAGAATCTTCTCTAAAATGAGGACGCTTCTTTAATTCTCTTAAATTAGCACGAGAAATTTTATGTCTTTGTATTACATGGGTAGCTTCGTCCATATTATTAGCATCTGGATCAGGATACATATCCCAGACAGACACATGCGCTACTTGGGGAACTGTTTTTATAGTGGGTATATATTCCCCTGTTTCATCCCATTTGGCATATTCTTTATCTACAGCAAAGGGACCTTTTAAAATTGCCGTTCCAAATAAAGAACATTCAAATGCTGAAGATCGCAGATGTTTACTGGCGCTTGATTCTTCAAGCTGATCCATAATTTTCTTTTCCATCTTTTTAGCAGCAACTAAAGCTGGATAGAAAGTAACTGAACTGGGAGTGCGTCCTTCCCCCTCTGCTAGATCTTCAATTCCACTTAATTTCTGTTCTAAAGGCCCGAGTTTTAATTTAGCTTCCTTTAAACTTATGAGAGTAGCACCGGGCTGTAAATCACTCCCATCCCCCGGAAAACCGTAGGGACTTTCCTCTTCTACAGGTGCCCCCGGAGGCTTTGGCTGCATATCAAAATGAACAGCTTCAGAAACTCCTTCTGGTAACACAGTAGGCTCAACACTTAGAGGAAACTTTTGTCTAGCAAAAAGAACATCAGTAATCTGACCATATGCGGCTAATACCTTTGTTTTTGTAACTTTAATAAATACACGAGAACGCTCTGCCTCTGTAAACTGTACATCTGAACTGTAGATACCACGATAATTTTTATAGGACTGTAACCAGCGTTCTTCATCAAATCGCCGCCAATCTTTAGAGCGTTTGAATTTACTTTCAATAAACGCGACAATAGAAGATAGTTCTTTATCTTCCGTTTTTTCATCAACGGCAATGCTGTTTACATCTGTATAATCTTTATCTGCCATATTTTAATATCCAAAAGTTGCATCTGCTGGAATAAATCTTTGAGGAACATCAGGAATTTGATAATCAAAAATCCCTCGTCTGGGTCTACTCATAATACCATATCGCAGTGCATCATATAAGTGATCTTCAGCTCTTGTGTCCACATCTTCAGGATTACTCTTCGAAAGAGGAATAGCGGGAAGTTGAGAAATCAAGTTAGTACAATTATTAAAAATTACTAATCCTGCATGGGGCTCTGTATCATCAAATGATTCCTGTAACTGAAGGCGTCGATGGACTTCGTTTTTTCCTGCAACCCTACTGCCCGCGCTTCTATCGCTAGGTCGCCAATGACAGCCAGTTGTAATCATTTGCTCTGCTAAACTTGGCCCGGTATCTCCGCGTCTGTGCCAACAGGAACTGTCTAATACACCATAAAGAATTTTACCGTCCTGTTCTTCCAGAGCAAGTACTTTCAATGCTAAATTTTTAGCCAATACTCTAGTGGCATAAAACTCACGATAAACAACTAAATGTCCATCTGGAGCTACCGCGAACCATATAACAGCACTATAAGAACCATACCCATAGTCACAGGCTCTAAATTTGGGCCATGCTTTAGGTATATCATACGGCCGCGTTGTATGAATACTTCTATCAAATTCGGGGAATGCCGCCCCTTCTGAAACATCCCAATTCCCATCTAAAAGTCTCTTCCTCTGATGCTCCGGTAAAGACAAGAGCATCGTTTCATAATCCCCACCTTTTGCTAAATAGGGATTATCATGCAATTTAGCCGGAATAAACCTGCGCTTAAATAAGCCTTTTCCTGCTTGGGAATGATCCTCTGGAAACTTTAGAACGTTACCATGTTCATCTGTAGCCCAGAAAGATTTGCCGGGAACAGAGGGATCTAGAAAATATTTCTTGACCCACGAATGTCCAGCTCCACCGGGATTAGTCGTTGCCCGCATATAAACAGGCAAATCAGATGCAATGGACCTCAAGCGGGAACGAAGATAATCCCACGCAAAGGATGTGGGCCATTGAGTGAGTTCATCGAAACCGATCCAACAAAAGGATAACCCTTGGTAGCGAAGTACATCATCATCTCTGTCGAGATATGACAGCCACAGCCTTCCACCCCGAGGGGAAGTCCATTGCATTTTTCTTTCAGACCATTTGATGCCCGGAATGGTTTTGGGATACAGCTCTTGCGATTTCCAAACCAATTCTCTTAATTCTTCTGTTGTTCTCCGCAGCAACAAGCCCGAAAAATTAGAATGATCTAAATGCCGGAGCGGATCGACCAGCATGGCATAACTCTTGCCACCCCCGGCTGCCCCTCCATACAACACTTCTCTGTCTGAACAAGCCAAAAACTGGGATTGAGGCCCCTTATTTGGTTCAAAAATTATATTATGTTTTTCTTGAAGTGTTGGTTCAGAAGCAGTTTCAGATGTAGGTTTCTCTGTCTTGTTCTCTTCGCTTTTCTGTGTTTGGTTCTGTAATTTCTTTCGCGCCCGTATGCTTGCTCTCAATTGTTTCAAGTTGGTGGAGGGCTTTTTCATACTGGGTAAGCCACTTTTTGTAAGCTTTAGCTTTGCTTGTGCGCTCTCGTTCGATTTTAACTCGCTTTCGGAGGCCAGTGTGGGAAATATTTCTTTTTGTTTTGTCACTTAACCACCTTGCAACATCTCTGTAAGAGTATTCTGTAAGATACTTTTTAGCTAAATCTAATGCCTCAAGTTCTTCAATAATAGGCAATAAAATATCAGTATTATCTGAAGAAGCTTCATATCCAAAGGGAATTGTCTTACTAATCCTTGGGATAGGAATCCATTCTTCGTTTGTTTTAATACCTACAGCATCAGGTAATTTAAAATAACCAACATCATACATTATTGCTTACGTCTATTACGTTTTGCGGAAATTACTCTGAGGATTTCCATCTACATGATCGTTGTGTGTTGAATCCCCCTTTTTATACGCCATGGCTTTCCTTTGGGGGAAGAATCATTATGCCTGTTGGCGCACTCAGTTCCACTTTATCCGTTTTATGAATACCAACCCTATCCAATATTTCTTTGGCAGCACTAAGTCTGTGTTGATTGCCTAGTTCTGAAGGACTATCCAATATCGTTGTTAGTCCAACAGCCGCTTTAGGAGCATTTAAAGCCATATATTCTTTGGTCATTTCAAGAATTTCGTCTTTCAGAGAACGCACAACGGAAGAAGTATCACTGTTTTCGTTATATCCAGCTAAAATTTTAGCTTTATTCAAATTTCCATTGGCTTCGTGAAAAAGCACTTGAAGAAATGTGGTCTGTCTTTCTGTAAGCTGTCTCAT